ATATTATAATTATCAGTTACCTTTCTAAAATAAATTAATTCAGTTGCACCATTCGGAGCACTTGTTATATCTCCACTAAAAAACATATCTTCATTTACATAATCCGCATTCCAACCAATTTTCATTTTATCATTTGTTACACTTAAATCAAAATCTACACCTTCTCCATACCAACTAATACCTACAAAAATATTTTCATTATCTTTAATTTTAATTTGTGTACCTATAGGATAATTTCCTAAAAATTGTTTCATACTTTGAGGAATTGCAAAATCAACTGTATCATCTAATTCTAAATTAAATTTAAGTTTTTCATTAATTTTTTTACTTAAAATATTTTTTAATATTTCATATTTAGTTTCATAAAATTTTTTTGATTTAAATTTTGTATCAGTAACATAAAATTTACCGTTTCTTATTCTGACCAAAATATCTTCAAGACCTCTTTCAATTGCATTAATTCTATATTTCAATGCATTACCAATTTTTACAATATATGAAATATCCAAATCTTCAATTGTTTTAATAAAATCATAATTTGAACTATTAACTATATCTAAATATTTAGGTAATTTATAAGGTTGATGATATTTTTTACTTAATTTTGAAATTTTATTTATTTTTTTATTTATACTTTTTACTCTTAATTGTTTTATTGCAGTAAAAAGTTTTTTATCTCTGTTAAATCTTTTTGACAATTCAATTAAATCTTGGTCATTTAAAGAATTAAAATATTTTATTATTGCATCAAATGAATAATTTCCTGTATCTGTATAACTTAAATGAAATAAATATTCATTACTTTTTATAAATAATGCTTTACCAAAAAATAATTCGTGTAAATATCTATGCAAATATTCCCAATCACTTGCACCTTTAAATCCAAATTTTTTCTTAAATTGAAATTTAAGTTCTTTATTTTGAATTCTATCTAAATCTACATATAATTCATAAAAACTTACAACTTCTGCAATATTTTTTACATCTGAACTTTCAAATGCAATATTTTTATATAATAAATCTTTAACTAATTCTAATCCTTCATTTATTGAAACTGTATCAATAATAATTAATTTTTCTATAATTTCATCAAAATTTTTTTCATTTAATTTTTCATTTTTATGATACATTTCACCTTCAAATAATGTTCCGTATGTACTTAAATAATGTTCAATTTGTTCTAATAATATTTCAATTCTGTCTTTTAAACTTTCATTTAAATCTTTATAAAAAGTTTTTCTAATTTCATTATTATTTGTAGTAAATTTTTCAACTGTTTTTATTGCATATAATAATTCATCATTTGTTAATTTTTGAAAATCTTTAATAATAATATTTGTATTATATTTTTTTAAATATTCACTTAATGTTAAATTGTTTTGAATATCATTATTAATAACAATTTTATTTCCAAATTTATAATTTAATTCTTGAAGTTCTCTAATAATTTCTTTTTTCATAAGATCTCCTTGTCGTGGTGTAATTTTTTTGTTTTGCACAATTAAAAAAGGAACACCATTTGACAAGGTCAAATGATGCAAATTAAACAATTTGACGAAGAGTAAATAAACTGTCTTAAATATATAATTAAGGAACTCTTTTTGTCAATTTAATGGCGGGTGGTAAATTAAAACCATTTTATATTAATAAAAGGAACCACCTTTGCCAATAAAAAATAAAATTTTTTCAATTAAAAAATTTCTTTTGTTCTTTCTTTTAATTTTAATTTTTCTATTTCATCATTTTTAAGAACTCTATAAATAAGATTTGCACTATAAGAAATAAAATAAATTTCTCCTTCTTTATAATTGCTATACCCATTATTATTTTTTACTAAAAGAACTTCTATTAAAATTCCTCCATTATTTTCATTTAAAATTTTACAATATTTTGTAACTATATCTCCTGGAAATAATTCTATAAATTTATTCATTTTTACTCCTTGTTTTTTATTTACAATAAAATTATAACAAAAATTGAAAGAGATGTCAATAAATTTTATCAAAATTTTTTTTAAAAAAAATTTGAATTTCATCTCTTCCATAAATCTACCTTAATAGACTTATGGTGGAGATGTGGGGAATTGAACCCCAGTCCTCACCAAATCCCCTAAAACTTCATCGTGAGGAACTTTAATAAAATATAAAATTTATACAAAAAAACTTGAGAAAAAAAATTAAATGTTCCGATTTTCTTATTCCCTCGGAACAACGGGTTTATTAAGCTGCTACTGCAGCTTTATAACTTATATTGTTTGCGGTTATTTTTAATGGGCAGTTATACTTACCCAGGTACCTCACTCCATTTTAGGGAATTTGACGAGTCGACACCAAATCATCCCCATCGGAGATATTTTCAAAATATCCCCTGTGGGAATAATTTTTTATTATTTAAATTATAATCCTTTCCAAAATTCTCTTTCTCTCATAACTGCAGATTTTTTTTCTTCTTGCAAATCTTTAATTATTTTTCTTAAATATTCTATATTTTATTTATGAAATTTATTTTTTGTTTTTTTGTATAATTCTTTTTCAATTTCTAATTCAACTCTTTTTTCTAAAATTTTTAAATCATATATAATTCCTTCTTTTTGAGGGTATAATTTTGAAAATTTACCTTCTTTATTATTTATTTTTATTTCAATTTCTTCTAATTTTATTTTTAAATTTTTGATTTTTTCTTCATATTTTTCAATTTTTGTATTCATTTTATCTCCTTGATTTTTATTTTTTTTTTTTATTTACAATAAAATTATAACAAAAATTGAAAGGGATGTCAATAGATTTTATTAAAAATTTCAAAAAAATTTAATTTTTTTAAAATAAATCTTTAATACTATCAAATGACATCAAAGAATCAATATTGTCTATTTTTTCATTTCCTAATTTAAAATTTAAACATTTTTCTAAATTATTATTATAAATAAAATTTAAATTTTTTTCATTTAATTTTGTATTATTATAAGTTGAAATAATTTTATTTTTTATTTCAATTGGAATTTTTTTCATATCAATTAATTTTCTATTTATTTTAAAATTTTTATAAAATTGTTTTTTATCTTTTACTTTTTCTTTTATAAATTTTGTAGGATTATCAATTAACTTTTCTGCAGTTTTTTCACCAAATCTTGCTTTCTTAAAAATATCCCCTTCAAAATTATCAATTATTTTTTCTTGTTCTTCTTTTGAAAGATTATTAAATTCATAAGGAGTAATTTCAATATTTTTATTTTTTAAATGATTTAAAAATTCTTTTGAAAATTCCACATTATACATAACTGAAGGAATTTCATCAACTTTATCACCAATTAAAATATGAATTAATCTTTTTTTCTTTAAATCATTTTGAATTGATTTTGAATTTTTAATAAATTCTTTTTTAATAGGATCATATAAATCTGTATGCAAATTATTTATCAAACTTTGAATCCAATCTTTATCTGAAGTAATTAATAAATTTTTTTCATTATCAATTGTAGATAATACATATCCAATATCATCTGCTTCTGCATATTCAACTTGAATTACTTTTACAAAAGATTTAAGAAAATCTAATAATTCACTTTGATACTGAAAAAACTCATCATAATTTATTTCACTTTCATCTCTATTCTTTTTTCTTGAAAACTTATAATATTTTTTTGCAAATTCTTTTCTCCAATTTTTCCTATCGTCAATTGCTAAAATAATTTCACCATATTCATCAATAAATTCATTTGAAATTTTGTTTAATGACTGAAGCATTTGATAAAAATAAATTTGAATATAATCTTCAGTTATTAATTTCCCATCTTTTTTTCTAGGTTTACAATTATACATACAAGTAAATAAATTTCTGTAACTTAAATGTTGAAAATCAATTATAATCATTGTAAAATCCTTAAAGGACGAAATTAATCGTCCAAAAAGCTTAAATCATCATCGTCATCAACTGTAGTTGAAGTTGATACTTCAGTTTTTAAATCACCAGTGTCTGATTTAACTTCAGGTTTTTCTTCAACTTTTTCATTTGATGAATTCAATTTTGTAGGATCCGCAATTGTATTATCAGTTGTTATTCCTTTATATAATGATACTCCCATTGATTTAAGAATATCTTCAGCTTTTCCTTCAAAAATCCAGTGTAATTTTTCAACTATTTCATCATAAGTCATATAATGATCTTCTTGTAACCATTCATCTAATTTATATGTACTTTCAAGAACTTCTTTAAGTTTTTCTTTATCTTCAAATAATGGTGCAGGATCATAATGAACTGTATCATCATAATTGTAAAATCCACCAGATTTTTTCATAATTAATTTTATATCAGCCCCTTTAATTGGGTCCCACACATTTATAGGCTTTGCGCCTAATGCAATATCTTCTTTTGAAGGTCTTAACCAACCTAAAAATTTATCTTTTAATTTTACACCGTATTCCCAAAGTTTTACTTGTCCGTTATTTTCTTTTTTAATAGGATCATTTACAATATAAATATTTGAAATAAATCTTTCACTTCTTTTTAATACATTTAAAAATTTTTTTGCTTCATCTGTTCCAATTTTATATAATTCTTTTCTCAATTCTGCAATAGGATCTGGAAGACCAATACTTTCTCTACTTTCAAATTCAAAAAATCTTTTTGAGCCAAAAGGTTTTGCAGAAACATTATATTTATATACTCTTACATATGGAACAATTTTTTCTTCACCATCTTGTGTAATTTTTCCAGGTAATAATCTAATTCTTGCAATTCCAATATCATTATCATTTCTTGAAAGTTTCCAAAATCTTGGATCTGGCCCAAATCTTTTATTTGAAGGTTGAATTTTCTCAATTGTTTCAAACATACTATCTAAATTTTCAAACATAAAATCTCCTTTAATTAAATTTTTGCTATTTTTGTGGCAATTTTCGGCATTAATTGGCATTTTAGCCTAATTTTGCCTTAATTTGCCTAATTTTCGCAACTTCTTAGCTTTTAATCAACTCAGCTTCACAATAAAATTATAACAAAAAATAAAAAATCTGTTAATTTTGAATTTTTTCTGAAATTACAACTTTAACTTCAGGAAAATCTATAGGATAAATAATTCCTAATTTTATATCACCATTTGTAAAAAATTTAAATTTATAATCAATAATTGGTAATTTTAAAACTTCATTTAAATTTAATACAATTTTATCATTCATATCATTTTCAATTAATGTTTCACTTTCATCTTCTAACTCATTTCCGTTCTCCTTTCCTGTAATTATTTTATCTTTTTCAATTACCATTGTATCGTGTCCAAGTAATTTTGCTCTTTTAAGAATATCTTTCAATTCTTCTTCAGAAATTTGAACTTCACCAATCAAATCAAATGTATTTTCTACAAGTCCCAATGAATCTTTATTTACATCAATAAAAATATTTGCAGGACTTTTTCTTATTTTTTGTTTAATTTTATCATTTTTAATAATAATATCAGTTTCACCAATTTTAATTTCAGGTTCATCAATATTATCAATTACATTAAGCAATACATCAGTTTTGATTATTCCAAAAGGATCTTTAAAATCTTCCGCTTCTTCACCTGTTTTTGATAAATCAATAAATGCAATTAAACTTTTTGTTTGATTTGAAATTGCAGTTATTGGATATTCAAATTTTACTTGTGGATTAAATAAAAACATTTTCATTAATGTTCTTGTTCTTGCATTTTTCATAAATCCTCCTTTTATAAAATTATTATTTTAAAAATTGAATATAATAAAATTATTAATATTATTATTAAAAAAAATTTAAAATAATTATCATTTCCTTTTATTAATTCATCTATAATTACAAAAACTCCACTTAAAATTAAAATTATTGCAGATATTTTAATCATTTTGTATAACTTCAAATAAATATACAATTGGAATAAATAATCCAATAAAAATAAAAAATAAAATTACAATTGGAAAAAATACAATTACAAATAGCCAAACAATTAATAATTCTTTATAATTTCTTGAATAATTTGTTATTGCAATTGTAATTGCAAATGTTAAATATAAATATAAAAATAAAATCATTTTTATTCCTTTAATTCAAATAAAATTGAAATTAAAAACATTATTAATAATATAAATTGAATTTTCATTTTTTATTCCTTATAAAATTATCCAATCAAAATCATCAATATATTTTATTTCTTCATAACCATCATATTCATCAATAATAAATTTTTTACCTTTTTCAACTTCTTCAACTTCAAGTTTTGCACAGCACCTACTCACAAAATATGAACCTTTCTCTTCAATTAATTTAATTAATTCTTTATCTGTTCTTACATTAATATCAGTTCCATAATAAAAATCAATTTCTTCATCTTTTTCATCAAAAAATATCAAATTTCCATATTCATCTGAAACAGTTTTAAATTTAATTCCTTTTCTTCTTAAAAGTTCTTCAATTGCTTCATCTGAAATTTCAAATCCACCATAACATTTATTCAAAACAATTTTTTCAGTTTTCATTTTTACTCCTTATTTTTTATTACAATAAAATTATATTATTTTTTATTTTAAATGTCAATAAATTTTCAAAAATTTTTTATCAAATTTTTCTAAAGTTTCTAAAATAAAAACTTCATTTGAAACTATTAATGTCAAATTTTTTAAAAAATAAATTTTATTATTTTTATTATTAATTATTTTAAGAATTTTAAATTTACCATAACCATTGATTTCAATATACTTTTCTTTATGCACTATTATCCTTAAAAAATTTTTATTTTTCTTAAAAAATTTGTATAAATCTTCGGTATTTCATCATATAAAAATTTTTGAATAAGAAATTCTTCATTGAATTCAGATTTTAATATTTCATTTTTGAAGATTTTATTATCGTGACCAACTAATAGTTGTTTTATATATTTGATATTTAATTTTATGTATTGTATTATATATTTATTGTTTATTAAATTTATTATTGAATTATTGTTATTTTTTTCAAAAATTAAATTTTTTAATTTTTGATTTATTGATTTAAGTAATTCTTTTTGAATTATATTTTCATAATAATTAATTAAATCAGTTTTTACTGATTTATTATCTTTTATAATATTAATTTTGAATTTAAAGTTTGATATTTTCACTTTATTAAAAATTATTTCATTTGTATATTTTTTTATAATCTTATAAATATTAATATCCATTTTTGATAAAAGTATTTCATCGTGTATTCTTATTGGATAATGAATTGGGTCATTTACATATTTTTTAATATCATTTATAATTGAATTCATTAATTTGCTTTCAATTGACATAAAAAGATTTGATAAAGATTTTTTTCTTTGATTTAATGTTTTACCAGTCCCAATTTCATTTGCAATAATTGTAAGTTCATTTTGAAATTTATCTATTAATTCAATATTTTTTATTAAAAAGATTAATACTTCTTCTAAAATAATATTATTATTTACTTCTTTTACAATTTTATCAATTGATTTAACAAATGATTTTACAAATTTAGGTAATGTATCAATTCTTAAATTTGAAAGTTCAATTTCTTTCAAATAAGAAAGAATTGCTTTTACATTTGAACTGAAAAGAATTTGAAGATGAATAAGTTTTAAAATTTGTTCATATTTTTCATTATAACCTTTAAACTTTTTAAAATATGTTTTTCTAAATTTTGCAAATGACCTAAATAATTTTAATTCTTTTCCTGAAGAATTTTTAAAGTATTCATAAATTGCAAATCCTGCCATATTAGATATATCAATTGAATAATATCCATCAAAAAGTAAATATCTTGCATCTTTAGGCATATTTGCAACTAAATTATATTCTCTTTGATTATTTTTTGAAATTGAATTTTCAATTACTACTTTTGTATATCCTTTAAAATCATAATAAAATCTGTTTCTTTTAAAATTAAAGTCATTTCTTACTTTTTCAAGTTTTTCAATTTTATTAAAAATTCTATCTTCTAAATATTTAGGTACTTCATAATTATTAAGAAAATAATTTAATCCATCAATTTTTGATAAAAATTTTCTTATATTTTTATTTTTAAAATAAATAACTTTTAAATTAGATTTTTTAAAATCTTCATATTTAAAATCTGTTACTTTTGCATTTTTTACTTCTTGTTTTAATCTTTCAAAATTCACATTATTAATATCTAATTCATCATATATAAACTTTTGTAATTTGTATGGATTAACAATATAACCGTAACCTCTAAGTCCTTCAAAAGGCACAGAAAAGCCATTTAAGTCATATTTTGATGCAATTTTTGTTATATTATTTCCTTGACTGATTAAGTAAGGTTTCAAAATTTTTCTTACAATTTTAATTTCTCTTGAAGTTAATCCTAATTCATACAAATAATTTATTGAAATAATATAATAAATTTTATCAGTGATTATATTTCCCGAAGCAATTCTTCCTAATGCAGATAAAACATTGAAGATACTTTTAGGACGAGGATTATATTCTTGTAGTATTTCAATTATTCTTTTGTTTAATTGTGGATTTTCAAAATTGTAGAAGTATGTATTTTTCAACCGACTCTCCTATAATATTATTTTTATTGAAAATTTAATTTAGTAAGGGAAGAAGAAAGGGAAATAGATTGAATAGGAGAGTCGGTTTGAATAATTCTTCCCTTACTAAATTAAATTTTCAATATTATTTAAAATTTTAACAAAAAGAACTAAAAACTGTTAAATTTTTAATTATTTAAAAAATTTTAACATTTTTTAATTTTTTTTATATTATTTAAAAAATTCAAATCTAAAAGTTCTGAAATTTTTTCTTTATATTTTTCATAAGGTAACTTATTAATTATTTTACAATATTTAAAAAGTGGACATTTAAAACAATCTAATTTACAATCAAATCCAGTTATTTTATCATTGCAAACATATATATGTCTAATAAAATTCCAATCATAAGCAAAAAGAAAATCTTTTAAAAATTGATGTTTATTTATCAATTTTTTCCTTTTAATTTTATTTAAAAAATATTATTATCAAAAATATCAATTGAACCAAATATTTCAGCATGCCTTCTATCTGAAATATTAAATTCTTTTATTTTTTCTTTAATAATATGTCCTTCTTCTAAATAAATTGATAATCTTTCTTTGAAATGTCTCATCATATGATTATCATAACTTTTTGTAGAACAATCATCAATAATATCAAAAATTCTAACTTTTTCTTTTGAATTATGTTTTCTTATTGTTCTTCCTAAACTTTGCACAATTGTAATAAATGATTTAGTTGAACTTGCAAAAATTAAATTATGCAAATTTTTAATATTAATTCCAGTTGAATATGTATCATAATTTGCAATAATAATTACTTTTTCTTTGTTTTCAACTTTTTTTCTTATTGCTTCTCTTGTTTCTGCATCAACTTCTCCATAAATAAAAAATACATTATTATCTTCTAAAGTTGAAACATTTAAATTATATTTTTCAATTATTTTTTTCTCTTTTTCAGTTATTGTATTAATAAAAATATGTTTATCTTTTAATTTTTTTGCTTTTTGTGCAGATAATTTAGGAATAAATACACCATTTACTAATCTATTTACTAATTCATATCCGTGTTTAATTGTATTGAAAAGTATTAAAGTATTTCCAAATTCATTTGTTACTTTTTTTGCCAAATCTACAATATAATTTGTTCTTTCAGGCAATTCTTCAAATAATTTTTTTTCTTTATGATAATCTAATTTTCTTACTTCTCTTGCAAATTTTTTATTGTATTTCAATCTTAATAAAATAATTTCAATTGGTGTACCATATCCCATTTTAATTAAATCTTTTGCTTTAATAATTGAATATATTTTTCCTAATGTTCCAATAATTGATAATTGTTCTAATCTGTCTTTAGGAATACTTCCTGTAAATCCAAATTTGTATTTTGCATTCAATGCACTTGGAATAATTATATCTGATAATTTTGAACTAAAATTTTTTGCTTTATGAACCTCATCAATTATAAGACAACCAATATCTTCAAATAATTCTTCTGATTTGTAAATACTTTGCCAGGTTGTAATTGTAATAGGTTTTTCAAAATGTTTAGGTTGTCCTGAAAAAATTTTATGTAAAATTTCTTTTATATTATAATTACTATTTTTAAAATATTCTAAAAAATCAGAATAAAATTGATGAACTAAATTTACGTTAGGAACAATTAAAACTGTTTTTATTCCTTTTTTATACCATAAATATGCAGCAATTATTGCTTGAGTAACTGATTTACCAGATCCTGTAGCCATTTCAAAAATACCTCTGCCTTTATATAAGGCAATTAAAATTGCTTTTTTCTGATAATCTCTTATTTCAAATGGCAAATTGATACTATCAATAAAATTAATAATATCTTCTTTATCAAAATCATATATTGTAGGATTTACTTCTTTGTATTCAATATTATTAATTTTTGCAAATTCTTTAATTAAATCTAAAAATCCTTTAGGAATAATTAAATAATCATTTTTTATTGTATAAAATTTTACATATCCATCCCATAATCCTTGTTTATATGCAGGAATAAAATAACAATTATTATCTTTTGCTTTTAATAATGTTGCAATTTTTAATTTTAATTGTGCAGGTTTTGTAATTAAAGCAGAAAAAGATTCATTTAAATTTTTTACTTTTATTATCATATTTATTCCTGCAATTCATTTTTTACTTCATTAATAAATTCCTTTAATTGAGTTTGAACTGTATTATTTTCTAATGCTAAATTATATAAATTTTCCATTAATCCATTTGCAATTACATTATCTGAAAATGTCATATATTTCATAATTCTAACAAATTTATCAATCAATTCATTACTTGCTAAATCTTCATCAATTACAAATATTGTTCCATCATCAAGAATTACTTTCATTATCAACTCCTTCAAAATTGTTTTCAATTATTTTTGTTAATAAATATACATTTTTTGCATAAAATATATCATCTTCTAATAATTTTTGATATACTTCTAATTTATTTTTCAAATTGAAAAATTTAAAATCTGTTACATATGCAATTAATACTGCACTTAATGTTCTTATATCAATTTCATCAGGATTTTCTAATGCATTTATTATTTTATCTTTTAATGATTTTTCAGTTTCATCAAACAATTCTAAAAAATGATTATTAATCCAATCATTATCTCCGATATGATTGAAATATTTTTCATAATTTAAATACATTTTTTCTCCTTTAAGATTTAATATAAAAATTGTTTGCTAATTCTTTTCTTGTAAAATGTGTATATCCATCAGTCCATCTTCTTGAATACCAAATATTGTATGTATCAATTTTATTTTGAAAATTAATTCTGTAAATAGTTAAAATTTTATCTTTATTATTATCTAAATCTTTTATTGTAAGTTTTCTAAATCCATTGTTTTCAATTATTTCTTCTTTTTCTAATTTTTTAATTTCTTCTTTTAAATCAATTAAAATATTATATTTAATATTTTCTTTTTTCTCAATTAATTTGTAAATTTTATTTGTTAATTCAAAAATTTCATTTTTAGAATCATTGATATGATTTAAAATTTCTCTTGTTTCATCAAATGCATTTTCTTCAATATCCCAACCGCCTGATGAAGTTTTTAAAATAATTTTGTTATCATTTGAAAATTCAATACTTAATACATTTGTCCAAGCAGATTTAGGTGTTATTTCTAATAAAATTTTATTATTTGAACCAAACATTAATACTTCACTAATTCTTAATTCTTTTATTATATCAATTTTAACAACTTTTGCAATTTGATTTTTAATATCTTCAATTTTATTTTGAATTGATTCTAATTTTTTTAATACTTCTTCTTTTTTTATTTTTAGAATTTCAATTCTTTTCATTTTGTCTCCTTGATTTTTATTTTTTTATTTACAATAAAATTATAACAAAAATTGAAATGAATGTCAATAGAAAAATATAAAATTTATTATATTTTTTTATTTATTTTTTATTTTAAATATCCATTGGAAATTGAGGATAACATTTCAATGCTTTAGAATTATAAAAAATTTTCCAATCATATGGGAATTTATCTTCAAAATCTAATTCAATTTCTTTACAATTTTCAATAAAATCAATAAATTCTTTTAATTCTTCTATTGTTCCGTCTCTATTTTCTCCTTCTTCATCAATAACTTCAATAAATTTAACTTTAAATTTATATCCTTTTTCAAAATTAAATTTTTCATACTCTAATCCTACTCCAATTGTTCCATAACCTTTTTTGAGTAATCCTTTTTCTTCTAAATCATAAGCAATATCTTCTTGGAATCTTTCAATTAAATTACCTAAAATTTTACCATTAAATTCTGGCAATTTACCTGATACTTCATCTTCTAATTCATATACTTTTTCATCAATACCTTTTCCACCAATTTTTTTAATATATACATAACCGTAATTATTTGATTCTAAAATTTGTTTTAACATTTGCATCCTTTTTTAATTTATTTAAAAATTAATTGGTCTATATACCAAAAAATAAATGCACCAAAGATTTGAACTAAAATTAAATCTATATATTCTTTATACTTAAAATTTTTTGTTAAATTAAATTTATTAATTATATAAAGTGGAATCATCATAACAAATGCAGAAAATATCCATCTTAATAAATATAAAAAAAATTTAAAAGAAAAATAAGAAATCATTTTTATTCCTTAATTTAATATTAAAAAACAAATATTATGTTAATATTTTTTTAACAACCATTGTTGAACTGTTAACATTTACTCTAACATTATCTAATTCTTTACAATCTTGTTCATAATCACCAAATTCTATATCTTCTATAAATGCATAAACTTTAGGATTTAATATAATATATTTTCCAGGTTCAATTGTTTTATCTGTATAAAATACTAATGTATATGTTACATCACCTGAAAAAACATTTTTCTTGTAATATCCACAATATAAATCACCATTATTCGGTTTAAGTTTAGCTTTTCCTTTTTTAAATGGAGTTGTTACTAAAAGTGCAGGAAGATCTTCATATTTTAAATACACATCTTTATATTTAGGTGTTTGAGGTTTTTCAACTTCTTCACCATCAACTTCAATAAGTCCAACTGTATTAGTAATGTTATAATCATCATCAATTACATATTTAGAATCACCAATTTGAACTTCTTTTCCACTATTTAAATCATTTGATATACCAAGTTTTGCAACGTCTTCACTTGAAATAATATATCTATCTGAAGTTTCCACATTATAAACAATATAATAATCTTTTTCAATATATTTTTCTATAAAATTTTTCATTGCTCTTGAAATTTTTTTACTCATAATTGGCATTAATCCATTACTTGCAGGACTAAATTTAAATTTCTTTTCAGTTATTTTAACAGTATTTTCATCTTCTGTAATAATTTTTGTAACTTCTAAATTTTCTAAAATTTCCTTTAACACTATAATCTCCTTTTTAATAATATTTAAATTTTAAAATAATCCTTTTAATGAACTCACTTTTTTCAATTCCCAATTTAATGCATTTGACATAATTTTAATAGGTTGTTCTATTACTTTTTCATATTGAGTTTCAATATCAATATAATCAATTAATTTTGAATATTCTAAAAATTTTTCATCTTGAAATGCAATTACATTTTCATTTCCTAAATAATTAGGAACTTTCAAATAAATCAGATTGACTTTATTTCCTTCTTCAATTAATTCAAATTTATCTTCTAAATTATTTTCAATAACAAATTTATTATGTAAAATACTTGCTCTACTTTGAATTGGTGCAGGTAATTTTTTAATAATATTTCCATTTTCATCAGTTACAAATTTATACCATCCGTCTGGATATTGCTTATATGCTAATGAATTTACCCCACTAATTCTTGCAATTTGTTTTGCACCTTCAATTGTTTTTGCAATTTTTTCAAATTCTTTTTTTACACTTTTCAATTTATTTTGTAAATCAGTTTCTTCTTTTAATAACATAATTTCTAATACATCTTTAAATACTTTTTTTGCAAATTCAGGAGTTGAACTTTTTACTAAATCCAATCCTGTTACAGATAATGTAGGATTTGTATAATATGTTCCTTCTTCCCATATTTTTGCAACTGCATATTTTTTCTTTGCAACCCAAATTCCTCTATACATAATTTTTTCAACTTTAGCCCCAACGAATCCTTTATGATATGCATTAAACATAGTTTGAATTTCATTAACTGATTCATTAATTAAAGGTTGAATTTCTTTATCAATAAATTTTAAAATATAATCAGTCAATTTTCTTATTTCATCTTCATTAAAATCTTTAAATGATTTTTTGAATTTTTTATCAATTATTTTATTTACAATTTTATTAATATTAATATATGCAGAATCTGTATCTTGATAAATAATTGCATTATCAATTTGATATTTTTCTTTTAAAAATTTTGCAATTTTTTCACCTGTATATCTATTCAAAAATCTTCCAGTAAATGTAATTCCTGCAGCAATATCTCTATTGAATAAAATAAAACTTGTATTTGAAATTGCACCGTATAAACTATTAATCATAATTTTAAGACCAAATTGTAATAATCTTTTAATATTTGCAAATGTTTCTAATTCTGAAATATTTTCAATATCTTCAATTACAATATCATATACATTATCCCAATTAATTTCACTATTTTCAATTTTTGTGATTATTTCATTTACTTTTAATTTTTGAGAACCTTTTTTATTTTTAAGTATTGCATTTGCTAAAAGCATTTTTGTTTTTTCTTCTTTTCTTTGATAATAAATTTCTGCAACTACTTGTGCAATAATTCCTCTTTTATCTTTTCTAAAAAATCCTTGTCCGTTAAAAATAACATTATATTTATGTGTTAAAAATTTTATTTTTTCTTGTAATTTTTTATTTTTTAATAATTTTTCTTCATCTTCATCTTCAAATAATTTTACAATTTCTAATAATTCTGTAGGTAATTTTTCTTTAGGTATATATGTACTTGCACAAAGATTTAACATATCCATAATACTTGGATAAAGTGAATTAAAATCAATTGAAATTAACCATTCGTGTCTCCCTGTTTGAGGATTTTTTACATATCCTCCAACTATTGGTCTTGTTAATTGATGTTTTTCATCATTAGGTAAAATAATATTGTCTTTTAAAGCAACGTGTCTTAAATGTATCGCCCAAGGTTGAACCGTTGCTAAAGCTACATCATAATTACAACCCATTAAATATGCAATTAATGTTAAAGTATTAATTAAATTTAATTTTTTTTCTAAATTGTATAATACAATAGGATCTTGAATTGCATATTCAAAAAATTTATCATAATTTTTTTCATAAAATTCAAAAATACTTGCATATTCACCATAATCAACTTTTCCTTCACCTTCATTTAAATATTTATATGCTACATATTCCAATTTATAACTTGGTAAATCTTCATAAGTAAATGTTTTTAATAATTCTAAATAATCTAAACAATATAATCCTTTTAAATTTAAATTAAAATGTATTAATTTCCATTTATCTAAATTATGTTTATTTTCTTTTAAAAATTGAAATAAATCCATATTATTATAATATTTTTTAAATTCACCAGTTTCTTTATTTTTAAATTCACATTTAAATGAATAATCATTTAATGGAGATAATAATGAAATATCAAAATTGATTTTAAATGACCTAAAAAATAAATATGCAAAGTCAAATAAATTACCGTTATATGCAGTAATAATACTTGGATTTAATTTTTTAATTATTTTTTGTAAATAATTAAACATTTCAAATTCTGAATCACATTTAATAAATTTTACATTTTTATATTTTTCTTTAATTTTTTCTGAAGGTTCTTCTAAATATAAAATTATTACTTTACCTGTTTTACTGTCTTGCAATTGTATATGTGTAATTGGCGCATCAGCTAAATGAGGTTGTGGGAATTTTCTATTATTCAAATCAATAACTTCAATATCTAAATATAAAATTCTTGGGTGAGGAATTTCTTTTTTCCAATAATGTTTATTAATATAATCAATTGAAGGATCATAATTAATTATTTTTTTATTTGAATTTTGTTGGGCTAAAAAATTCTTTTTTTCATTATTATTTTTGAATTCTTTTTTTAATAATCTAAATTCTCCAGTAATATATTTATAATTTCCTGCTTCATCTTCATAATATACTCTTTGAGGAATTTTTACTTTTTTAAATTGATTATTGACTCTTACAAATATTCCTTTTTTTGTTTTGAAAATTCCTTCATATGCCATTTAATTCCTTTAATAAAATTTAATTAAATATCCATCATTTATTTTTATAAATACTTTATTATCAACTTCATAAATATCTATAATATCTTCACTATAATAAATTATATTATTTTTATCTCCATCTTCATCAATATAATCAATCTCAATTTGAAATTGATTAAAACTAATAAAATGAATTTTAAAATCTGTTATTTTTTTAACAAAAGAATAATTATATTCAATATGTTTCTTATTAAGCAATAAAATTAATTCTTTACTAAATCCTAAATCTGATAAAGATTCTTCAATTGAATAACCTTTTTCTTTTTCTTCTTTAAGATATTTCAAAATATCCATTGAAAGTAAATTATAATTATTCAATTTTAATAATAATTCATTTTCTCCAAAATATTCTTTAATAATTGTAGGATCAATTTTTCTGAAAACAAATTTATATCTTATTCTTCCTGGTCTATTAAGTAAATAAGGATTAACTTTTCTTTCATCATTTGCAGTAAATAAATAAATATGATTATTCGGATACATTCCATCTAATAATGATAATAATTCATCTTGTTTTAAATCATTATCATCATAATCTTCAGATTTTTTATAAATATAATTTTTTTCAAATTCATCAAATACAAAAATAACATTTTCAAATTTTAATGCTAATTCTTTTATAATATTAGTATTAATTTTTTCAATAATAAAAATATGATAATTGTTTTCAAATTCTTTAATAATATGTTTTACTAATAAACTTTTTCCAAATCCTGATTTACCAATAAAAAAAGCATTTGCTTTATTTTTGATAACTTTATTTTTAATTCTTTTATATTCTTTACCATCTAATTTAGGTAAATTATCTAAATTTATTTTTTCAAAGCTAATATTTTGACCTTGATTAACTTTATATATTCCTTTAGGTAAATCTTTTAAAATTAATCCATTGTCAATATCAAACATATAAATTTTATTTTCATCTTTATAAAAAATCATATTTTCTCCTTATGCAATTTTATCAAATTTTAATTCAGCTTTGCAATATTTACATTGATATTTTTTCCTCTTTTTTTGAATATTATTATGCATTCTAGTTGAAAGATGATATTCACTGCAATTACATTTATAAACATATTTATTTTTTGATTTATAATATTTACTATTAACAATTGGTAAATCTGTAGTTGATTTAGGATTTTTTAATCCTAATTTTCTTGCAATTGCTTTCCATTCTTTTCCGTGAGTTCTTACTGTAGGTCCAAATTTTGCCCAAGTTACTGCGTGCGCAAATTCGTGAACTAAAACTTCATTAATATAATCTTCTTTAAATTCTTCAAGTAATTTTTCATTTAAATGTATTGTATTATCATTTGTATCATAATATCCAACCATTGAAATAGAATCTAAATCAAAAATTATTGTAGGATTAACATATATAAAATTTTCAGTTGCAATTTTTTGTAATTCTTTAAATTTTTTGAATACTTTTTCTTTCATTTTATCTCCTTGATTTTTATTTACAATAAAATTATAACAAAAATTGAAATGAATGTCAATAGAAATTATAAAGTTTTTCTAAATTTAATCCACAAAAAACATTTAACATTTTAAAATTATTTGTATATTGAAAATAATGTTCTAAATCAAAATCATCAATACATATAATTTTATTATTATTGTCAATAAGAACTTCCATTGCAAGAATTCTATCTTTAAATGGATCTTTTCCTATTATAGGAAGTTCTTTAATTATATTCCAATATTCATTTAATTCTTTATCATCACTTAAAAGTGTTAAATCATTTTTAATTATAGGAGACCAAGAAGAAATTATGAAAACTTCATAATTGTTTTTATTACAAAATTTTTTTATAATATTTACATTTTTTCTTAATTCATTTAATCTTTCTTCTTTTGTATTGTTTTCAATTTTCAATTTTCCATTTTCAATTTTAATTTTACTCCAAGGCAAAATACAATCATCAATATCTAAACAAATCAATTTTTTATTTTTAATATTTTGAATTTCAATCACAATTTATTTCTCCATTATAATTAATACTTATATCAAAAAATGTATTTAAATCTTTATATTTTTTACATAAAACTTTAATATAATCTTTTATATAATTGACAATTTTTTCACTATTATTTTTAGGATTTTCAAATTCAAAATAAAATCCAGTCAAATCATCATAATAAGCATTACATTCTTCATTTAAGTCTTTTTTAATATTTTTTTCTAATAAATTATTATCTATTTTATTATAAAAATATTTTTTTAATGATTTTTTAAATCTTTTAAATAATTTATATATATTTGAAACATTAATATATTTATAATGTAAAATTTCTTTTTCTGTAACTATTCCATTTGAAATTATAAACTTAAATTTGTTTTTTCTTGGATAAACAATTGCAAAATAATTATCATCTTTAAGTATAAATTGATTATTATTATTCATTACTTCATAATTATCAGAATCTGTCAACTCCTTTGTAGATAAATCAA